TTTTACGTTGCCAATGCTCACGCTGACTCACAAAGTAGCGAGCCAACATCTTCACTAATGGCATGTACTCAATCGCCAGTCTTTGTCTGGCTTTTGATAGACGTGATTTCTTCTTCATGTTTATCTAGTCTGTGTTCATGTGAATCAAGCCTCTCTTTTAGTTCAGTAAAAAGTTGCGGTAACGACTCGACTGAGTGCGCAATGATCGCAACCTTCGCATGGATAGAGAAGGCCCACGGTATCGTCGCTAAAGCGAAACTAAAGACAACTGCTAAAAATTCAATATCCGGCGACATCACTTTCACCCATTGCCTTGATAACCATAAGACCAACGTACGGGTGAAGCCTATCTTCTTCCACCTGTTCGATAACTGTATCTCTCATCGCGTCCATTTCTTCAGGCCGAAACCGGAAGACGTACGCTTCCTTGTCAGCAACAATAGTTATCATGGACATCTCATCGTCTTCTGGCAGGAACTCGGCAAGATCCGGTGGTGCATCCTTCAAGAATGACTGAATCCTGTTTTTGTTTTTCATCTGTTGTCTCTTCCGTTGAAGGTAACTGGTCCATTCCCAACGTGACGCTCTCGTGTAGCAGTGCCTTGTCGGCTTTGCATTCGCATGTTTCGGGGCAGGGACAATCAGTGACGTGGCCATCACCGTGAATAATTTTCCCATTCGTACATTCACCACAACATTCCGTAACCTCTCCCCCTCCATCTTGCCTGATGGAATAGGCAGCCGTAACACCCACGACAGGAGTGAGATCTTGAGGCGGTGATATAAGTAACAAAATAAACTCAAGCATTATCCAACTTTCCAATGGTTCCGAAGTCCGGCAACTTCTGAGGAGGGTATCCATCTACTCCGCCATAGACCCAGCAGTCACCACTGGATACACAGACATTGAAGTCGTCCGCTGATGTGACAATTAATCCAGGCGGCGGATCTGGATAGTCTTCGGGCCAGTCCTCTACAATGTGGTTCCATTTCCCCCAAGAGTTTGCGATAAACCACACCCGAAACGGCCAGTGCTCTTTCGTGTCGTCGTACCCACATATACACATATCGTGATTCCATGCAGGCCCACGTTCGTGTACGTTTCTTGACGACGGTTTAGATTTCCAGCCAGCAGACTGACCTGAGTGAGCAGCATAGCCATTCACCATGGCATCCATTAGTGCCTCTTGTGTTTTGACCAGCTGTATTGTGTTTACTTTTTGTTTGTTACATAGTTCTTTTACTCTTTCTGGTACACCTCTGCCTCCCCATCTACTGCCAATCGTGCTATCGTATGTAGTTAGATCTACTGGCTTGTATTTCTCACGAGCCAAAAACCCTGTGTCTCTCTCGAATCTAGACGCTCTCGCTGGAGACATGCCTTGGCCACCATGGCCACGAGCACCGTACGTTGGCTCAGTTGCTCCCCTCTTGTAATAGTCAAACGGCTCCCTTCTGACTAAGATCCGGCAACACCTAGATATGTCACGAGCGTTCCTACTCCCATGGCTTACACAGTCACCGGTAGTCTGCTTCTCCCAGAATGCCCCACTGTCAAACGCGACGTAGTATTGCCACAGCAAGGCCCGCTTGCCGGCACCGGACCCAGCTATGTTTGGCTCCTCAAAGTAGGCCCTAGCCTGAGACTCAAGAAACTCGTTCTTCTCACGTTCATCCGGCATGTAACCCGGAAGGCCGTTGATGTATTGTTGTCGTATATCAATGGGCACTGTTGCTTACCTCCATGCAAGCAGCAACGATTTCGTCTATTACACTTACTGTCGCTACGTTGTCTAAGGTTAGGTGCTTACTGAACACCGCTTCAATAGCAGTATCAAGGCCTGGGTATTTACCAACGAGATTTGTTTTACCTACAGACAACTCCAAGGAGTCTTTATGAAACCTTCGCCAGTCTGCCAGTGTCGGTATAAGTTCTCCATTATCTCGCTTAGTTACGTCAGCGATAGCGGCGTATAAATTCGATATAATCTGCTTATCTTTTGCAGTGGCAGAAGATAGAGCCTCTGCTACTGGGCCAGTCTTTTTCGCAGGCTGCGGCAAGAACGTATAACCCAAATAAAGAACAGCAAGAACAAGAAGAATATTTTTAGTACCCATCATTTCACCTTGAGTAGTACGGCCAGTAATTCGTTGCAAGCCTTCTGCACTTCTGGAGTCGGGTTTGCTTCTCGGACCTTGTAAATGGAATTGATCTGAGACATCAAGTCTGGAGTCTTTGTAAGGTCCGGGACCTTTACGCTTGGAATAAACGCTTTCAGGTTTGGTAAATAACTCCACGCAAACAGCCCTAACACTAAGGCTATTGCTACTATTTGTTGCGTTGTCATAGTATGTTCTCTGTCTTTTCTAGCATTGCTCCAGGGTTAATAAGACCCCAGCCATATAACGGATCTTTTCCTTCGTCCCCAACGTCCGTTGCTGTTGTTGCAAGACAATACAAAATATCCGCGCAAGATCCTTTACTCTTGCAGGCTGAGAGATACAGGGCCAAAACTCCAGCGACAAACGGTGCTGCCATACTGGTTCCCGATATAGTTGCGTAACCGTCATTGAGCCACGTAGACGTGATATTTTCTCCGGGGGCTGCAACAACTACAGGATCACCACGACAAGAAAATTCACAACAGTGACCTTGGTTATCCACGGCTCCAACAGCAATAGTCTGGGATAGTGCAGCAGGATAGTTCACTGGCCCTGAATCATTTCCAGCTGCACAGACGTGGATCACCCCCTTCCGAGAAGAATATTGAATCGCATCTGCTACCTCCTCTGAACGCTTACTGCCGCCAAGGCTCATGCAAATAATATTTGCACCATGGTCAGCCGCATACCTAACAGCCTCAGCAACGTGCGAGTTGTTGCCGAAGCCACTATGTCCAAGAGCCTTCAGGCTCATTAATTTTGCTTCGGGGGCAATTCCTTTTGACCTTCCGCCAGTCGCTCCAATGATACCAGCAACATGAGTACCATGGCCCAGCGTGTCATATTCATCAGAGTCTGTCGTAAAGTTTACGTGCGTATTGCAGACAAGGTGCTGGTGCTTGGCTATGCCACTATCAATGACGGCAACCGTCACTCCTTCCCCCTTGGTAGTGGACCACAGTGCCGGCACGTTGTAGGCAGAGATCCCCCAGTCAACACCAGCGGTGAGGATTGTAGGATCGAACCGTACGCTGTACGGCGGAAGATGTACGAGGGACACTACTCCTCTCGATTGTTCCTGACGAAATCAAAGACTATCTGCATGACCGGCAAGATAACTGTGGTAATCATTATCCACGGTATACCCAGTGCCTGGACCTCACCGCCTAACGCCATGACTCCAGCCTCATCGTAGTCTTCTTCCTGTATCGACAAGATATTAATTTCATCAGAAGCCAGAATTGGTATTACAACTTCTGCAACCTGACTAACAATCTTCCACTTGTCTAGTATATCTAGGTCTTCGCTCCACTGTTGAACGATAGCATAGATCTTCATGGCCTCAGCCTTATGGGCCAACAACCACTTTACAATAGCCACTACACTCATGAATCCGGCTCCTCGTTTAATAACACCACGCCTATTATTGCGTGACCAGCGACGTCCATTAATGTCTTCTTTATATCTATTGTCTTCAATTGCCCTGACAATCTCCGATATTTCTCCCCAATCCTTGCCAATTGGTAGGTCCATGGCTTAATTCCTACTTCTTTTACAGCCTTTGCATTCGCTAAAGGGTCTTCTGTGCAGTTGTAATAGTTCCTTTTGCGTGTCAGTAAACCGTATAAACCGACACACTGCTTCCAGTATGGATCATTTTTTAGCAGGTCGTTCAGCTCTGACAGGATTTTCTCTATACGCTGCTGTGATTCGTCCGAGTTCAGACCAGAATGTTGCGTGGTGGTAGGGGTCTTCTCTCCCATCCACATCTTCCAATCCTTCCGTTCTTGCATGTGCCCACTCCTCAAGTAAAGTGTCTACCAGTGTATCGTTACTAAGATTGTTTGCCAACTTAATAACGCCGCTCTCTTCATCATCACTAAGATACCATTGCCCTAAGCAGTCCTCCATTTTATCTGGTGGAGCCAGTACAATACGGACCTTGTATCTAATTGGAAAGTGTTTCATCAACCACTTCCGCATCTTGGTGAGCCTTTGCTTTTGCGACAAAACTTTTGGCATCTTCAAGCCTCATAATTAAAAGCCATGGTTGGTTGTTTCTCTTGTGCATAACTAACGGACAGTTGTCACCTGCGTCACGTACTGATTGTTCTATCCAGTTGTATGGGTTTCCTTTTTCTACGTTCTTTACTTCTATGTGTATTCCTTGCATGTCCGTCTTTATGTCGGGACTGTCTGGCGAACCGGACCTTTGCACGCCACGTTCTGCGTGCCCGCCAAACTCTTTGACCCAGGCAGCCGCAGCCATCCTTTCCCCACGGCAACCTTTCTGGCGACTATTTATTCTTTTAGCCACGCTATGTCTCCAAAGTTATTACGAGACTCCACACGTATCTCAGATAAACTGCCGAATTGTTCGTGGATTAACTGAATAATCTGTGGCAATTCTTTCTTTTTAAATGCTTTTTCGTTTTGTCCTATCCACTGTGCGACGTTATGTCGCATCCTAAAGTCACTGCTAGACCCGTTGGTTGGCCAGTAGCAATGGAACTTCCACTGCGGTGTGCATACTTTGGTTCCCACGTATGTGTGGCTCATTCAGCAATCTCCTGTGAGTCCATCATGTCTCGGACACAATCTATGATATGGTTCGTGTTTTCGTCACAGTAGCTGTATTCAATAAGATGTTCTGTCAAACACTCTTTGCTTTGAATGTCCATTAGATCTACGAGCAAACGGCCATGTGAATCCCTTAGCCAGTCTGCCGTCAAAAAAAGAAGCCGGCCACCGTCTTGATGCAACTCACACCAATCAACAACAGCCTGCTTACACTCGCTAGAAAACTCTGAACATCCCATTAACGTGCAGTAAATAGAAACTCTACCCATAATCTGAGGGCAGGCGACACGAAGAAGTAACGTGTCTGGTCCCATCACTCGGACAACAGAACACATCATGGGTTCCGGGTTTTCCATTTCAGATTCCTCATTCGTTCTTCTATGAAGTATTTTGGTATTGGTTTTGGATCGTGCCCTAGATGTTTCTTGTTTCTTAATGAAGCTAAAAACTCCGGGTCATAGTTTTCTGGGTCTGCCTCTCTCTTAGCTTCCAAAAGAATGCCCATGTCGATGTCGGGCACATGCGCTACAATTTTGCCAGAATGATACACCCCATGACATCTAGAGCACAACGCCAGATAGGCCTTTGGGTGATGCGATTTAGCACGGTTTCCACCACCAATCAAATGGTGAACCTCCATCCTTCTGCGAAAATCACTGACGGGCCAGTGGCAAACAGCACATTTATCAAAGTTCTGGGCCCATTCCCTCATCTCTTCTTTTTGTTTTTTATTCATCCTATCTTGCCTACATGTTAGGAGGGAGACCAGGTATCAACTGGTTAGGGTGCATACTCAGACGACTGCCATGCCCGTAGTTAAACTTAGGTGCAGCCTTCAACATTTCTTTTGTGCAGTGGCCAGCGACACGACCACGCTTATTATCTACATCTACACCAACTAAAATGTAGTAATCTGCCCAGTGCTTTGGGTTTGTGAATTGACGCAGGTGCGGTTCTCTCCAGTACCTGCTTGCCTTAACGTCTATAGTCTTGCCGTCACTTGTGAAATCAACACCACCATCTCCAGCAACTAACAGTCTGTGATCTACATAACGGTCACACATAGCAGACACAGTAAACTCGCCGGCCAATCCGACTATGTGTGTCACATGTTTTGAGTAGTGGAGAGCAGTCTTGTAGTTCTTTTTCTGCTGGTGCCGCTCATCACTAAGCCGCTCGATTGTTGGCCAGTATTCTTTAAGGTCTATCCACTCCATTGAATTCCCTTATCAGGTTAGTAACTTGGTTGGTAGTTGATTATGCCTTTAGTGTTTTAATTTGTTTCGTAGGAAACTGCTGAGTAAGTGCGCAGAGAGGCCTAGAGCAGGGGGCGTACCCTTTGCCCTAGGCTCTACACACTTACGATAACTTGCCTCGTGAGGTTTCCGCTTCGTTCGTGCGACCAAGGCTCGTTGGCGTCCTTGGCTTGCAACATCTTTTCCTGCCAACAGGTGCAGCTGGGCTATTTGCTTTCGAGCTTGCCCTTGCATCGTTTGCTGCGCATCCACCATCCGGCCAGGCCGGCT